GGTTATTTGGTCGGCAAAGATTCTAACCAAGAATCACCCAATATGGTAATTCGTGAAAGCTCAATCGATGTCCAAACTCCGCGAGAAAGAAACATTGTAGAATCAGATTTGCCATGGATTCACGGAAAATTACCCAGTTAATAAATGGCACCGGCTTTTAGAGCGATTGCTTACTATTTATTAGAGACTTTAAAAGTAACTTTTTCTGTTAAGGAGAACTAATAAATGCCAATTAATAAGTTTAGATTTGTATCGCCAGGGGTCCAAGTTGCCGAAATTGATAACTCTCAATTACCCGCAACTCCTGCTGATGTAGGCCCCACCATTATCGGACGCGCACTAAGAGGACCGGGTTTAACGCCTGTAAGAATTTCATCAATGTCCGAATTTGTGGAAATTTTCGGAATGCCTCAAGCTGGCGATGCAGGAAATGATCCGTGGAGAACAGGTCCAGATACTTTGGCTCCAACATATGGTGCCTATGCTGCCCAAGCTTATTTACGAAATAGTTCACCAATAACCTATGTTCGATTACTTGGACGAGCAAACGCCAATAACGACGGCACCACCGCAGATGGAGTGTCTGCTAAAGCTGGCTGGAAAGTTCCATCCCCAAATACAGCTGGTGCTGGCGGCGCGATGGGTCTGTTTGTTTTTCCATCAGGCACAATCCACAGTTGTCCATTAAGTATTTCTGGCACAAACACGCATCAACCGAATTCTGCGAGTGCTGCGCCACTTACAGGAGCTTTAGCAGCAGTTTTTTATTGTTCTACTGGTTCTGTTTTTCTTGTTGGAAACGACTTTTCAGGAACTGCTGTTTCGGGAACGGCGGTGCCAGTTAAATGCGATTCAAACGGTAATTTAAAAGCTGTTGTCGTCGGCGCAGGTACAATACTACAGAATGGCGCTCTTGCCAACAATTCGTCAGTGAATCGAGATGACACTGGTGCAGGAGGTTCTAATCTTGCGCCATCAAGCTCGATTCTTTTCAATTTTGATCGGAGTTCTAAGTTTTATATTCGCAAAGCATTTAATACAAACCCGACAAAAACGAATTCAAATTTAAATGACACAGTTACTCATCCAGAATGGCTTGGTGAAACTTTTCAAAATAATTATGACAAAACTATTGGTTCTGCGCAAGGTGGTCCAAATTCAGGTTCTGCTTTCTTTGCATTTACAGCGCCTCTTAAGAATGCTGATTCAGCCATTACCGTTAATTATGGAGAAAGAAGGCGAGATGCAACCAAGGGCACCACGCCTTGGACATTGGCTCAAAATCTAAATACTACTTTTTACGGAACAACAAGTGCCGCTGCAAACACCGCGACTGGAAAGCTCTTTCGACTCCACACCCATAACTATGGAATGTGGGAATCGCAAAATCTTAAAGTTTCTGTGACAGACATTAAAGCAGCAACGAACGAATTTTCCGATTATGGATCATTTACTGTTGAAATCCGTCTTGCAAAAGATTCTGACGAAGCACCATCATTGGTAGAAGTATTCCCGAACTGTAATCTTAATCCAAATTCTGAAAACTTCGTTGCTAAAAAAATCGGAGATCAAAATGTAGAATGGGACGACAGCGACAGGCGCTATCGATACCATGGAGATTATCCTAACCAGTCCAAATACATGTATATTGAAATTACCGAAGAAGTAAGAAATGGTGACACGAACCCAATTACATTACCATTTGGTTTTATTGGACCTGTTAGATTTAAAGGATTCACACTTTATAGTGGCTCCGTGGCACTACCAGCCGGTACTGGACAGCCCTTGGCGGCAGCGATGGGGAATTCTTCCCTGTCTACTACTGTTGAACTTTCAGATAATTCTTGGGGATTTATTAGTTCATCGTTGAGTGGGTCTGGTTTTGCGAGTGGTAATCTACCGCATCCAGGAGACATTGGCGGAATTTGGACTGGAGCCCACTTGTTTAATGGCACCATGTATTATCCAGACTTTACAACACGTTCTGGGTCGAATGAAGGAAACTTAAATAGTCCTAAAGATGCATACTTTGGCATTAACACAGGACGACCCGGAAGCTTTTCTACCTTTGATGATTCTTACATCGATTTGGTAAGGGCATTTCCAAGTAACATAACTTCGGCAACAGGCGATGCTTCACGAGCCGATTCTGAGTATGCATTTGTTTTTACTCTTGATGATCTTAGTTCTTCTGCTGGTGTAGTTGTTTGGAACTCTGGTTCCTCTCAAACCGCTGGGGCTGCGGGGTCTACCAATGCTGTGAACTCGACGTACAATCAAATTCTAAGTGACGGATACGACAGATTTACAATGCCAATTCTTGGTGGCTTCCACGGTATGGATATTACAGAAATGGAACCATTCAACAATAATCGGGCTTTGGCTTCTGGCAAAACAAGCATTAATAGTTACGCAGTTAATTCAGCGAAGATGGCTGTGGATGTTGTGTCTGACCCTGAAGTAGTCGAGTCAAACATGATTGTCATGCCAGGTGTCGGTGGAGGATCTCATACTGGAAACGGCGGAACGCAAGTTCAAAATCACATGTTGCGTACATGCGAGAGGCGAGCAGATTCAATGACATTGTTTGACTTGATTGGCGATTATGTCCCGCGTTCTGAATACGGAAACAAATATGCAGATAGCAGCGTTTACCGACGACCCAAAGTACAAACAGCTGTTGATAAATTGAATGCACGAGCACTTAATACAAGCTATGCAGCTTCTTACTATCCTTGGGTTCAAATTCAAGATAGTGAATCTGGAAAGAGTTTGTGGGTTCCACCGTCTGTTGTGGCTCTCGGAACCTATTCAAGTTCACAGAGAAAATCAGCAGTTTGGTTCGCGCCAGCTGGATTTACCAGAGGCGGCTTAACTGAAGGTTCTTCTGGATTGGCTGTCACAGCTGTTAAGCAAAAATTAATCTCTAAAGAAAGAGATGATTTATACGCAGCAAACATTAATCCAATTGCATCATTCCCGGCAGAAGGAATTGTAATTTTTGGACAGAAAACTTTACAAGTTACTCAATCAGCACTTGATAGAGTCAACGTAAGAAGGTTAATGATTTTGGTCAAACGACGAATTTCGTTTATGGCTTCGAGATTGTTATTCGAACAGAATGTTCAAGCAACTTGGGATCGGTTTACTGGTCAAGTTGCGCCATTCTTGGATGGCATCGTAGCAGGAAATGGATTGTTAGATTATAAGGTGATTCTAGACGAATCAACCACAACCCCGGACTTGATTGATAGGAATATCATTTATGCTAAGATTTATCTCAAGCCAGCACGTTCGGTTGAATTCATCGCGATTGACTTTATCATTACGCGAACAGGAGCAGCATTTGAGGATTAAAAGTAATTCAATTACTATTTAAAATACAGGAGAATAAAAATAAATGACTTTTTGGTACGACTCACAAATTCAGCCCAAACGCGCTTATAGGTTTCTATTAAGTGTAGTTGGGGCAAATAATTCAATTAAACAATTTTTAATTAAAAAGGTTTCAAAACCTTCGTTTACAATTTCGGAGAGTGAACATAAGTATCTAAATCATACGTTTTATTATCCTGGTAAAGTCACATGGAATGAAGTTACTTTCACAATTGTTGATGTCGTTGACGACGTTGACAATGGTACGGCAGCTGTTATGAAAATGCTCGAAGGTTCAGGGTATCGAATCCCGACAACCAACGGAGAACTTTCAACAGTTTCTAAAGAAAAATCAGTCACAGCTTTAGGTCAAATTAAGATTCGTCAAATCGATTCTGACGGTCGAAATGTTGAAGGCTGGGCGCTTCATAATGCATGGATTAAAGATGTTAAATTCGGAGAACTCGACTATTCATCAGAAGAAATGCTTAATGTTGATGTGACTGTTCGATATGACAACGCCTATTTTGAAGGTCGTGGAGTTGGCAAACTTCCGACTAACGCAAAAGGTCCGAATTTACTATAATTTATAAGATAAAAAGAAGAGGTATATATGCCACGTAATGCTGGGCGTCTCAACGCTCCACAGAATGATTCAATTGAAGCAATAACAGAAAACAAAGCATCAATTTTTGACTTTGTTACACCAACAGAGTTTGTAGATTTACCAACAAAAGGAAAATTCTACTCAGAAAATCACCCACTACACAATGTCGATACAATTGAAATTCGACACATGACTGCAAAAGAAACGGACATTTTAAGTTCACAGTCTCTTTTGAAGAAGGGTCTAGCAATAGATCGGATGGTCGAAAATGTAATTGTTGATCCAAACATTAAAGTTAAAGACTTATTTATTGGCGATAAAAACGCCATCATTGTTGCATGTAGGGTAAATGGCTTTGGGCCATCCTATGAAACAAAAATCACTTGTGGTTCTTGTGGTGCAAATAACGAAGAGATTTTTGATCTTGGAGAAGTTGAAGTAAAGAATGTTGATGAGGAAATTACAATTTCAGAAAAAGGAACATTTATTATTTCACTTCCAAAGTCTTTAATTAATGTAGAGTGTCGCCTTATTAATGGCACCGATGAACAAAAGATCCTGAAATTGGCGGAAAAAAGGAAGAAATTAAACCTTCCCGATACTGCTCTAACAGATCAGCTTAAAATTTTAATAGTTTCCCTTAATGGAGAAACTGACAGGGGGTTGGTTGAAAAGTTTATAGATATTATGCCTGCATACGATGCTGTTTATTTTAGAAAACAATACGAAAAAACAGTACCGAATGTAGACATGAGTCATAACTTTGTTTGTCCGTCATGCGATGCAAACACTGTTATTGACATACCCTTTTCAGCCAACTTTTTTTGGCCTCAATGACGAATACGTCAAAGATGTATATGAGCAGTTCTTCATTTTAAAGCATTTTGGTGGATGGAGCTTCATTGAAGCTTATAATCTTCCGATTGGTTTGAGAGAGTGGTTTGTTAAACGTTTGTTGAAACAATTCGAAGACGAAAAGAATGAAATAGAGAAGCAAAGAAAGAAAAAATAAAATGTGAATGAAGCCCTCGAAAGAGGGCTTTTGTTTTTGCAAACTAATTATAATACTGGGAGACTATTTTATGAGCGACAAAGACATCACACCAATTGTAATTGATTTAACATCACAAAATAAACTAAATGAAAGTTGGCTTCGATTGTTCGGATATGGCGTTAAATCAATTCTCTCACACATGTTTGGCGAAACTTCAATTCCAGTCACAGTCCGAGGTTCTAAAGGCGATATTACTTCATTCGCAAATACTCTCGGCAGAGAAAAAAACTATCTCACGTCCTATAAAAAGTTTGGCTTGGATAATCCAAAAACCTATAAAAACAAATCACTTCTTGATCGCGCCGTTTCCAAATTTGAAGGCAAAACAGGTCTTAAATGGCCTTTTAAATAAAGGTGATTTGAAATGCCCAGAAGCCCAGAAGAAATAGCAGCAGAAATAGCAAGAATTAACGCAGATGAGAATCTTACTGCTGCTCAAAGAATCGAGAAAATCGCTGAATTAACTGCTGATCACCAGAGAAAATCTGTTGATTATTTAAAGCAACAAACCGAGTTGTTAAAAACAATTGCAGAACAAACAAACGACGAGAACGATAAATTAGATGAAATAATATCCAAACATGAGGAAAAAATTCAGAAACTCCGTAACGAAATTAAGTTAAGTCAAGAAGAAGGAGAAATTGACAAAGTTGCAGTAGAGCGATTAAGACATAGAATTAAACTTCGTGATCAAGACAGGAAAAAACAAGAAGAACTAAATGAGTCTATTTCCCGTTCCGGTAAAGCCGGTGAAGATTTTGCAAGATTCTTAGGTTTGGGTGCAACCTATCAAGAAACAATGATCGGTAAATTCCATAAGTTTAGCAAGGATCTATCAAAAGGCGGCAAACAAGCAGAGAAATTTGTAGAAAATTTCAAAGAAGCAAATGTAGTCGGCGCATTACTTGCTGGCACATTTTCCAAAATTGTTGAAGCTTCCACAGCTGAAGCGATTTTAATGGATCAAGTTGCTGCATCATTCATGGCTGCGACTCAAGCATCGCAAGAATTCAATCAAGCCATGCTGGACGCTGGTCGTGGTGCAACAGCATTGGGAGTTGGAACAGAAGAAGCCGGACGTGCAGGATCTGCGCTTTATAACGGCTTTAACTCTTTTACAAATTTGTCGAAAGAATCTGCGTCTGAATTTACAAGAACTGTGGCGTCAATGGAACAGCTTGGCATTAGTGGCGAAGATGCTGCTGCCAATTTGAACCTCTTTAACAAAT